GGAACTATAAATGGCTAAACCCACAACTAGAGCAACTTTCAAAGACTACTGCCTACGCAGATTAGGTCATCCAGTAATCCAAATCAATGTGGATGATGACCAAGTTGAAGACAGAATTGATGATGCACTTCAATTCTTTGAAGACTATCATTTTGATGGTTGCGAACAAATGTATATGAAGCATCAAATCACTCAAGCTGATATTGACCGCAGATGGATTTATTGCCCAGATCCAGTAATTTTTGTTACTGGAATCATACCATTTGACCAGTCATCTTCTTCAGTCAATATGTTTGACTTGCGTTACCAATTGCGTTTGCATGATTTGTATGACTTTACCTCAGTGTCTTATGTGTCATATGAGATTACCATGCAACACATTCGCACATTGAATCTATTGTTCTCTGGTACGCCACTATTCAGATTCAATCGTAAACAAAATAAGATTTTCTTAGATATTGATTGGTCTAGAGACTTACAGGTTGGTCAGTATGTTGTTGTAGAATGCTATCGTGCAATGCGCCCAGATACAGTTACTTTGACTGGTACAATAACCGGCACAACAAGCAACAATACTTTGACTGGAACAGGAACAATATTTGACCAAGAAGTTATTGAAAACGATTTCATCACACTATCCGATGGTCAAGAAGTTCAAATTCGGACAATCAATTCTCCAACAAGTATTACTATTGCAAATAGTTTAACAACAAACATTACAGCTAACACAGCAACAAAAGCTGGTGTTTCGGATGTTTGGAATGATAAGTTTTTGAAGAACTACGCTACAGCTAAAATTAAATATCAATGGGGTACCAATCTTTCTAAGTTTGCTGGCATTCAAATGCCTGGTGGAGTAACACTAGATGGTCCAAGAATCATGCAAGAAGCACAAGTGGAGTTGGACAAACTAGAAGAAGAAATGTATACCATCAGCAGTATGCCTAGCGAAATCTTTGTGGGCTAAACATGCCAACGAATTTCTATTTTAATAATTTTCCACAACATCAAATAACTAGTGAGCAATTACTAGTAGAAGATTTGGTGATTGAAGCTATGCAAATTCATGGAATGGATGTTTATTATCTTCCACAAACGACAAGAGACCAAGTGGATATGTTATACGGTGAAGATACATTAAAAGAGTTTCGTAGTGCTTATGGAATTGAAATGTATCTTGAGAATGTTAGTGGTATGGATGGCGAAGGCGACTTCATATCCAAATTTGGTTTAGAGATTAGAGATGAAGTAACACTACTAATGTCTCGCAGAAGATTTGCATCTTTAGGCACATCTTTAATTAGACCAAGAGAAGGCGATTTAGTTTATATTCCTCTATTGCAAAATTTCTTTGAGATATCGTTTGTAGAACACGAAAACAATCAAGCAATGTTTTACACATTAGGGCGCGGTCGTGGCGGCAATGTTTATGTGTATGCTTTGAAGTTGAAACAGTTTGTCTTTAGTGAAGAAATTATTTCTACTGGCGTTGATGAAATTGATGACCAGATATTTGATAGCTACAAACGTTCATCATTGCCTCTTGCAAATACAACAGTATTTCCTGCAGGAACTGGCTCTTTTGTTCCTGGCGAAATCATATATCAAGGTTCTTCATTAGCAACAGCAAACGCACAAGCTATTGTTTATTCTTATACTGCACATTCATCTGTTGACATTATTCGTGTACAAGGTTCTTTTGTTACAGGTAATGTTCGCGGCAATACAAGCAATGCATTGAGAAGTGCTATATCATACAATGATGATACACAAGTTGGCAATAGTATATTTGAAGATATCGCAGACAATGTTAGAATAGAAACTGAAGCTGATGGAATATTAGACTTCACGGAAAATAATCCTTTTGGTGAAGCCTGATGTTAAATAATTCACATTTTTATAATAGAACAATTCGTAAAGTAGTAGTTTCTTTTGGCACACTATTCAATGATTTGTTATTGGTAAGATACAATAAAGCTGGAACAATTGAGCATGAGAGAATGCGTGTTCCTCTTTCTTATGGCGCAAAAGAAAAATACATCACACGACTAGCATCTGATCCAACATTAACAAAATCTATTGCAACATCTGTGCCAAGAATTTCTTTTGATTTGGTTGGATTAGAATACGATTCATCCAGAAAATTTAATACTATAAACAGAAACTTCTCAACGAATGCTACGACTGGTGCAGTATCTGGGCAGTATGCGCCAATACCATACAACTTTGAATTTGAGTTGGCTATCTATGTTAGAAACACGGAAGATGGTACACAAATTCTTGAACAGATATTGCCATACTTCACACCAGACTTTACTGTGACTGTGGATTTAATACCAGCATTAGGTAGAAAATATGATATGCCCGTCATTCTTAATTCTGTGACACCACAAACAGAATATGAAGGTGATATGTCTACGACTAGACTTATCATTTGGAACTTATCTTTTACTGTAAAAGGATATATCTTCCCACCAGTAAGCACGGTTGGTTTAATTGAACAAGCAAATACAAGCATCTACACAGATTCAAGAAGTACCCTATCACAAAAAGTATACGTTGATTATGCTAATGGTTCTGGTGTTTTAGTTACGGGCGAAGTTGTTAGAAGTTCATCCAAAAACAAAACAGGAACTGTTGTATACTTTGCAAATAATAGCGGCGGCACATTAGTCGTGTCAGACTTAAATGATTTGCTTGAAGAAGATGATGTGATTGTTGGTGATTATTCTAATGCTACATATACAATAAATACCGTAGATTTGAATCCATTAAAAACAGTTGCAATTATAACTGTACCAGATCCAGTATCAGCAAACTCGGATGAAGATTTTGGATTCACAGAAACGATTACAGAATTTCCAAGTACTTTGACTTAAAATAGGAAGTCTAAATGACAAAAAAGTTTTCTCAATTAACCGCTATCTCTAATGTTGGAGATACACCAGCAAATGTTATATTTGGAATTTCCAACACAGCAAGCGGAACATCAAACACTATATCACTGTTATCATTAACAACACATCTTGATTCAACATTTGCTACTGATGTTGCTTCACTGGCAAACGTAGGTGCAGGTCTTATTACGGTAACATCAGCCTATCAAGCTAATACTGGTGCAGCCGCTTTAGCTGGACAAGCAAACGTAGGAGCTGGCAGAATTGCTGATGTAGCCTCTGGACAAGCAAACGTAGGTGCTAGTATTATCGCTGTAACTTCCGGATATCAAGCTAATACTGGTGCGGCCGCTTTAGCTGGACAAGCAAACGTAGGCGTAGAAATTGCGGCGAGGGCAGCCAATGTTGGAGCAAGTGTTATTATATTAACTAATAATATTAACAATGCATTCAATCAAGCTAATAGTGCATACACAGCGGCTAATACTGCATTGAATATATCACAAAATATTCAAATACAAGACTACACATTGCAGTTGACGGATCGTGGAAAACATATCTATAGTACCAATACACAAGTTCAAACAATTACAATTCCAAACTCTGGCGTTGTTGCATGGCCTACTGGCACAGTAATTGATATTGTCCTTAACGGCAGCGGTATGATTAATGTTGCAACATCAAATGATGTTACTCTTTATGTGGCTAATAACTCTACCATAAAAGGATATGCAAATGTGTATCCTCGCGGCTGGGCTACACTATTGTATGTTAGTGGAAACACTTGGTATATCAAAGGGCAAGGTGTAGATTGAAAACTAATGAAAATCTATCCAACATCTTTGGAGTTCAACCACTAGCAGAAAATGAATCTTCTATAGTTGAAATTGTTCCAACAGATGTGGATTCGGATTTTGAATTCGCAAGAAACAATATTCGTGAGTTAGCTGAAAAGGGTAGAGTTGCGGTAGATAATATTCTTATGGTAGCAAAAGCAACGGATCATCCAAGAGCATATGAAGTTGCAGCCACACTAATTAAAAATATGTCCGACATTAATAAAGATTTACTTGAGTTGCAAAAGAGAAAAAGAGATTTGTCACCAGTTAAAGAACAAACTGTAGTGAATGTAGACAAAGCTGTATTTGTAGGATCAACAAGAGATTTAATTAAACAAATTAAACAAGTAGGATAAAATGGAACAACTAATTCAACAACTAAAAGTAATCTTGGGTACCAATTTTGCTCTGTATTTAAAATCACATGGCTTCCATTGGAATATTGAGGGTGCTAATTTTCCACAATATCACGATTTTCTCAATGGATTCTACACCGAAGTTTTCAATCAAAACGACCCTATTGCGGAACACATCCGTCAATTAGATAGTTATGCTCCAGGATCATTAGAAAGAATGTTGGAATTAGCTGACTTAGAAGAATCACAAAACATTCCTATGGCACTTGCTATGATGGCTGAATTGAAACGTGATAATGATAGATTCATTATACATCTCCGTGCTGGTATTGTTGCAGCCGAACAAGCAAATGAGCCAGCTATTGGTAACTTCTTGCAAGACCTTTTGGGTGCTCACCAAAAGAAAGCATGGATGTTAAGAAGCATCATTAAGTAATGTCAATCGGTGGTTATTTAGGTAATCCAAAGTTAAAGCGGGCTGGTGTACAAGTTGAGTACACCAATGACCAGCTGATTGAGATTACTCGGTGCATTAAAGATCCAGTCTACTTCATTAAAAATTATGTAAAGATTGTTAACGTAGACTTGGGTCTCATTCCTTTTGATATGTGGGACTTTCAAGTGGAGATGGTTCGTGGTTTCCACAGCCAACGTTTCTCTATTGCTAAGATGCCACGACAGGTTGGTAAAACAACCACAACAGCAGGCTATATGCTTTGGGCAGTTTTGTTTTCGGATGACTACAAGATTGCAATTTTAGCAAATAAAGGCGACTTAGCCCGTGACATTCTTGGTCGTATCAAATACTCATACGAATATCTTCCATTGTGGATGCA